GCATCGCCTCCGAGGCTGCCACTGCTCGTGCTGCCGAAGCCGCTAACGCCAGCGACATTTCGACTAACGCTGCCAACATCAGCACGAACTCGTCCAGCATCTCGACTAACACGTCTGACATCGCCACCAACGCCAGCAACATCTCGACTAACTCGTCCGACATCAGCACGAACGCGGCGAACATCTCGACCAACTCGTCCGACATCAGCACGAATCAATCCAGCATCTCCGACTTGGAAACCCAAGCAGGCTCTCTCGCTGCCGACGGTAACTCCGCTTCTTTCAGCGGAAACCTCAGCGCTACTGACTTGGTTCTTAGCGGCGATCTCACCGTTTCAGGTACGACCACTGCTCTCGAAACGACCAACTTGGAAGTTACAGACGCCATGGTCCTCACCGCCAAGGGAGGCTCAGGTTCAAGCGACTCCGGAGTTCTCGTAGACTGTGGTGGAACGAACAAGTTCATGGGCTGGAATGCCGGAACTTCTAAGTTCGAGTTCCTCGAAACCGACGCTACTTCCACAAGCAGCGACGTTGACGGCGGTACGGTCTCTAAAGCCGACGTTGCCGTTGGCGCTTTGTACGTCGACGGAAACGTGCTCGGCGTGTACTCCGATTTCTCTTCAGCCCTCGGTTGATAGAGTTAGGTTAACTCATTCATCTAGGGGGCCTTGGGTTTATTCCCTCGGCCCCCTTTTTTCTGATGCGATTTCTTTTGATAACTCTTCTACTAAGCCTCAGCTCCTGCGGCCTCTCGACCTTCGCCCCGACCTTGGGCGGTGGGCTCGGGGCTGGCGTGGGCAGTATTGGCGGTCCTGCGGGAGCCGTAGGGGGTGGACTAGCGGGCTCGGCCTTGGGCCAGGTCTATAAGGAATCAAAGGAAAACTCCAACGTACAGGAAGCTGTACAGGCTCTCACAGCAGAGGGAGTGAACGGGTTAGTCAAGCAGCAGCTAGAAAAACAGAAGAGCACCTTCGATAAAGTCATAGAGGGGATCTACCACACGATCATCCTATGCTGCATCGGGGCGGCTCTATATATTTTTATACCAATAATTTGGACCAAATATCATGTCCGCAAGCACCTAACCAAACAATGAAAGACGCATTCTTCGCAGTAACAGGAACGGGAGGCACCTTCGTGCTCACCGACATGAACCCCTACTTAGGGTTCTCGTGCGGCGTTCTGACGCTAATCCACATTTCGTTATCCCTCCACAAGATGTGGAAAGAACGTAATAAATAATGACCGAAAAAAAGAGCCCGAAAAAGAGCCCGAAAAAGGGCTTGTTACCTAAGGCCAACTGCCCCGTGGACAAGTGTCCTTCGCCCACGGTCTGTCAAGCACTGGAAGGTTGCGCGGCAGAATTGCTAATGAAAGACGGCAAGAAGGAAAAGCCCGGGGATCATAACTCTCCCAAGGGCAAGTAACTTTTTTTCACAACCGGTTACATTTGCTCCCATAGTTCCGTATTTTACGGTACATGGAAACCGAAACAGCGGTGGTTGAATCCCCGCAAGATAACGTAACCAGCATCGAGGACGCGTCCACAAACGACCTCCGCGAAGCATTAGGACTAACCGAGGCTCCTTCGCAAGAAGTGGCCCCCGAATCGGAGGCACCCGCCCCCGAAGCAGTGGAAACTCCACTTGAGCCCGAGCCGATAGCCGAAGGTCAACAGCCCGAGGTCGAAGGTGAGAGCGAGGAGGATCGGCTGGCAAAACGACGGATTCGTCCCCGTAACGAACTGGATCAGCAAGTCATAGATCTGTATAGATCTGAGGGCTTCTCCGGATCATTCGCGGATGCATCCCGAATCATTTACCAGACGGAAGTGCAGTCCAACAATTTACAGCCGCAGGTTGCCGAGGCTACACAGCCCGATCCTTACCAAGGCTACGATGAGCAAGCATCAGGCTTGCAAGGTGAGATTCAAGAACTCGAAGCGAAGGTAGCGAAAGCCGCCGAAGACCTTGAGACGACTGAAGCGCTGAGTTTTCAGCGTGACATCATGCGCAAGGAACTCGAGCTGCAAGCCGTTAGAGATCGCAAAGAGCGGAGAATCGAATCCGACAGGTCGCAAGCTCATCAAACCCATCGTTCAAAAGCGATGGAGAGTAGGGACAGAGTGTACGAACAGTATCCCGATATGCAGAACAAGGACAGCGTCCTTAGGAAGCAATTCGACGATTACGTTAGCTACGCTCAACAAGATCCCGACTACGCCGCGATATTCGATTCACCTAAATGGCCCGAATTACTGGCAAGCGAGTTTACTTCGAGACTTCCGCAGCAGGGAGAGCAGGCTCCACAGCCGCAAGCCCCGCCGCTCCAATCTCCGCAATTAGGCACGCAAGCCAAAGTTCTGACCACGGGTACCACGGCACAACCTGCTAACGCTCCTTTGACTACCGACGGGATTGTGAACAGCCTTCCAAATCTTTCCAGCGACGATCTATTCAAACTGTTGGGAAACCCGGGAGGGCCACAGCCTCAGAGGTAACTGAAGGAGTACCAATCTAAACGTACTCAGAGCGTATAACATACGCATAACTTCATAATACAATGGCTTCTAAAGATTTCCCAACATCATCTGCGGGTTTTACCGACCCTAACGTCGACTTAACCACCCGTCTATCGTCATACTCCGGTTTAACTGGTTCCGACGCCAACACCGAACTGCGCACCAAAATCTGGTCTGAACTCGTCACGAGGGATGCCCGGGAAAAAAACGTGTTCGCAAAGTTCATCGGCGGCGAGGGAAGCGGTAAACCCATAGTCGAAAAGCGCGATCTCAGCGCCGGAGGCTCCGACCGAGTAGTATTCACCACAGTAGCTCCCATCCGTGGGCAAGGCGTACGTGGGGAAGACATCCTGAAGAACAGCACGGACAACCTCGACTTCGGCACATTCGCCGTAGAAGTGGACCTCGTTCGTCACGCAGTCGCTTGGACGCAAGTTCTCAAGCTCATGCGCTTCACAGGCAAGACAATCGACCAACTTTCGGCCGAAGTCATGACTGAATGGATGGCTCGCACCGAGCAGGATCATCTCCAGTTCAACCTTCGTCAAAGCTGCTTGAACAGCCAAACCGGATCCAACGTCATCGACGGGTACGGAACAGGCGTAGAGGCCTTAAATAACACCGGCGGCCACCTTCTCTATTCCGAAGGTATCAGCACCGACATCATTCAAGAGGCCAAGCAAGCTCTTATCGCCAACGGCGGTGAAGCTATGTCAATGGGCGGCGATGCCGATCAAGAAATCCCAGGATACTTGTTCTTCGCTCCCGACGCGGTCTTACGTCCTCTTCGCAGTGACAGCGACTACTTGGAAGCCATGACCCACGCCGATGCGCGCGGTGACAGCAACAAGTTGTTCAGCGGTTCCTACGCAAAATGGGACAACAACGTAATCGCCAATCACAACGTTCTCATCGATACGGCTCGCGGACGCCAAGGATCTCCCTTGCTTCCAACGCTTCATCTATGGGCCGCGAATGCCGATGTCGTTGGCAATCCGATCGGCGGAACTGACGGCGACTACATTGCCAACTTCCGTGGCGCTAGAGTCAACATCCCCGGAGGCGGTGGAGTAGACGCAGGCGATCACGACAACGGAAATTACTTCGTCCTCGGTATCGATACCGACGGAACCTACGCTCTGTATAGCTACTAAATGACTGCTGCCGTTCCCGGTGGAGCCGCTGCCATAGAGAACATAGACGCAGACATGGGTCAGCTCACGCTCACCCGTGTACCTAACCTCAGCGTAACTGCCGGATTCGCCGCAGGAGCCAATGTCAAAGACGACGTTGCCGCTGCCGGTGCCGATGACGATGCGTTCAACCAAGGCGCTACGTTCGTCCAAGCCAACGCTGTTGGAACTCCTATCGGTTATGCTTTAGCCATGGGTAAGGATGCTATGTACTACGCTAAGGGTAGTGTATTCGGAGAACAAATCTTCCATTACGACGACTTCGCCAACTCCGGCAATGAGGCTCACCTCAGTGCTGTTGGCGTTCAGTCCGTGTACGGAATGGCTACTCGCAACGACACTCGAGGACGCGTCCCAGGCGTTCAGCTTGTCGAATGTGTACGTCAAGTACCCGGATTGTCGTTGGCGCAATAATTTGCTACAACCCATCCACCACACCAAAAGCCCTTTCCCTGCGTATGCGGGGAAGGGCTTCGGTGTTTATATAACAAGACATGAAAATCATAATCATAGGTAAGAGAAATCAAATGGGCACCACGCCCAACATACGAATCAAGGGTATGTCCCAAGTGAGATACAATTTCTTGTGGGATCCGGAAATCCGGCACTACGCCTATGAACCCAAAGGCCAAAAGGAAGCGGACGACATATTCCGCACCCAAGGCAAGATCAGCCACACGATGTTCTATTCCGTATGGTTGGATCCCGAGCCCGAGCCCGAGGCTGAGCCGGAAGCCAAGGAGACTGAGATCAAGGAGGCGTTCCATGAACTGGTCGGAACCAAGATCGAGAAGGCTCCCAAGCGGAAGAAAAAAGCCAAGTCCAGACAACCGGTCACGGCTTAACCGACAACCGCTAGTCGGGACAGGCCAAACGGTTTAGCTTAGACCTATGGCCGCAATCACTTACAAAGCGTTACAGGATCAGCTGGCTTCCATGCTGGGAGCGGACGGTGCATCCGACCTGCCTCCCGTTGATCAAACGCGACTCGGGATATTTATAAACCAAGCGTATCGGGAGTGCTATCTCCCGATAGACGGTAGGAGACCCCGCTGGGCTTCCCAAACAATATCCCTCGACTTCGTCAAGGATCAGAAATCAGCCGACCTTGGAACAGAGGTAATCGACGTTGACAAAATACCCGAGTTGGTAGGCTACGGACCGTTGAGCCCCATGTCGGGACCGGAGGACGAAATCCGAATTCGTTCGCATTATTCCTCCGACTTCAAGGCTCCCGGATACAAGGGTCTGGGATTCCCTAGCTTCAACACCACCGCTCACGAAGTTGGCCGACCTATCTGGTATTACGTCGATACCACCGACAGCGGAGTCGACGTTAAAGTGACACCCCGATTGTTTTTATATCCGATACCCGACAAGGCGTACACGGTAACTCTCCGGGCCAACGTAATGCCCACGGAACTATCATCCGATGGGGATGAGCCGAGGCTCCCCGGAGACGTCGTTTGGGACATCATGTTCCCACTCACCCAAGAAAAGATGCTGGCTGATCCTAGATACAACGGATCAAACAAGGAACTACTCGTGCTGGCGGCTCAGAACGCTCGAAAAAGACTGGCTACGCTAGCCTCCGCACAGAAGCACAAAGGCTCCATGAGGCTTGTGAAACGCGGAGGCTGGTAACATGGCCGTAGACCTTAGAATACGACCTCTCGGTCGTCCGAAGATAACCAAGGACAGTGCTCTTGGGTTCCAGCGCGTAAGTCGACGGTATGTGGTCGAGGGTCGCAAGGTAACCAAGGACGGTCTGGACGGGATTTGGGACGGGGAAGCCTTGTTCCGACCCGTAGGTGAAGCTGACGAAGAATTTGCGAATCACTTTCTAGTCAACCAGCACATAGAGCCCAGTAAGACCGTGGACAAGGCGTATCTGACTAGGGATTACGCCGAGATCCGAAATACTTGGAGCGCGGAAAGTGTTACGGAATCCGGCGACCTGAAAAGAATTACGAGAAGGTACGCAGTCCTTAGAAACCAATCCGCCTTGGGGTACCCCGGTACGCTGACGACAGGGTCGTGGGGAAACCACCCTGCTCAACAGCCCGCGCTTGGAGGGCAACCCGCGCTTTCGGACCATAACGATCCGTGGGATTACTTACCTCAGGTAATAACGGACACAACTCCCGTAGACGTGAGCTATCGCGACACGGCAGGTAACCTCATTACCGCAGCAGGCTTGGGGAACATGTCCCCTTTCCTTGATTCGAACGGTGCTACGCTCCCCGTACACCTCGATACGGGACCCGCTCCCGTGACGGTCGACGCCAATGGCGTTGCCGAAGGAGAGGATGGATTTGACGCCAACACAGGCGTAACGCCGCCTGATACACGTGATCTTTTGGGCGATGCCATAAATGCCGGAGGGAACGTGTTAGAGTGGGTTCGCGCATCTGCTCAAGTGGACATGTCAAACCCCGGTATAGACATGTGGAGCGTATCATGGGTAGCTCCGGTTAGCCCCAATTGGTCTGTGGGTTCTGGTGGTAAAGGTTCCAGCACCCCTCTCCCGAGCACCGTTCATTTCGACACGCGAGGGATGAAAATATTTAAATTCGGGTCGTCCGGGGGAGGAGTGCAAAACGCGCACGCTTTTACTTATTACGCGGTCGGGGAGAGTATACCGCCTTATCTTTTACCTTTCGCATCCTCCGGCGGACGTACGCCCTCCGTAAGCATGGATTTCTACCTCGTGGGACTCCATGGAAATCACGGGAGCCAGAGTTTCAAGCAGACCCTTACCAATACGATCTACGATAAGGAAAGTATGCAGGCCAACTTGAAATTCCCATCCATGCTCACCGCCCCTTCGCCTAATGTTACGCCAAGCGATGGCTTAGTCAGTGGCATACAGGTAGCACATGGAAACAGTGGCGAATTCATATTCGAATACCCTACTACGGCTCCACTGGACCCCAATACATTTCCCCCCGGGGGGTACCCAACCTACCAAGGAAACCCCATCATAAAAGCCGGAGGTCACATTACGTGGACGCAGGGATACACCGCAGGGCAGACCGCGTTGGCTAGGGTTTCTATAAAACCTATATTCTCCCATAATCTGAAGAAGATATGGAAGGTCACCTTAGTATACGTAAGTTGATGGATGAAGAACAAACCAGTGAGAGCCTCGAAGCCAAGATAAGGGAGTTAGAGGAGGATATTGAAGAGATTCATGAGCTCTTGGAGAAGCCTGAGGACGAAGTCGTTCAGATTCTCGAACTAGAGCGGGGCGAGCGTCAAGTAATCGTACATTGGATCGAACTGCCGGAAGCTACCACTGTTACGGATCTTGCCGAAGCCGAAGAAGCCTTTAAGTACGCCGATCCGGTAAACGACCCCTACGCGAATGGGGGTAGCGGTCGAGCAATCGGTCATGGCGACCTGATGGTCATGGATACCGGAGAATGTCGGTATATAGCTTACGTAGTCAACGTGGACAGAGTGGATCCGGATTACTCAGGAATTCAGGCGGAAGCCCCTACCGATAACCACGCAGTATCTGTTCCCGACAGTGTCGCAAGGGGGGATGGAAAGCCGAAGAAAGATCTAATCGTCTGGAGCACCTGCACGGGAGAGGGCGGGGGAGACCCCTGTTCGCACGCTCATCCGACTGAAAGCGTGACCGTGCCGATAATCGAACCCGGGACGATATCCGTCCCTACGGTGGAGACATTGGACGTAGTAGACTTGTTCAAGCAAACATCTAACACCCAAGTAAGCCTTTTTCGGGACTACTCTCTAACCACCACTTCAACTACGATCAATGTATCGGCAAGCGGTACTACTCTAGTGCCTGTGAGTATCCACGCTGACGAATATCAAATAAGTATATTTAACGACGACAGCGAAAAGCACTACCAGTACCTCGTAAACGATATAACTTGGGACGAAGACTCCGTCCGACTACCCACGGATGACCAGACAGTATCCATAGGCACATCGTTCGCCGGCGTGACTAGCGATACGCAGACGATGGCGGAAGATAACTTTTTCCGGGTGTCTCAGCCGAATACTATACCTCTAAAGGCGATACAAGTTTCACTATGTTCCGGAGGGCAATCCACATCGGTAACGCTATTCGCTTTAGCGACAGGCAACGATACTGTCGCGGGACACTTAATGGCAAATAAGGATGGAGCAGGTGCCGTCAATGGTGCCGTTACGGGTGAGATAATTGTCCCTAAGTTTGACGTCTCCATCTGGAGTACCGACACGGTCAGCATAGCTAAGAATTGGTCTCCTCAAACAGTTACCCGTAATCTGGATGTGGAGTGGGACAATAACGCAAAAGCGGTTATCTCCCTAGGGACCCGTTCACCATTTGACGTATTAAAAAACCTGCGAGCCACAGCTTGGACTGACGTTGTAGATAGTGTAACTGGCTCGGCGACCATAGATCTTCCCACGGGCATAACCCCCGACAATTCCTCTAAGGTAATTATCAACAATAGGGTAGGGACTACCGAAATCGCCTCCAAAGTTAATATTGATACCTCGAACACGGAAGCAGTAATCGTCCAAAACGGTACCAAGCAAGCCGCCGGCGCCGCCGAACCTTGTGTCTCCGTATACAACCCCACCTAAGTTTCAGTATGGCGTATACACTGTCCAGTAATTGCTGCGATTGCCAAGAGGTCTACGACAACGACCTCGGGCCTTGCGACGATTGCGGATGTCCCGACCCCTGTCCCGTAGTGGACTCGGCATACACTTTAACCCTGATTAGTTGGACTACGGCAAACGCCGACGAAGCACCGTATACAGGGAACTGTACGCAAGATTTTACCGACCCGGCTACGGGGATAACTCGCACTTACCGTCGCTATGTCTGCATAGTAGCCGAACTCGAATCGGTGGGACAATTGGAATATGAACCCGTATCCGGGGACACGCGCTGGTTCACCGGTTGCGCTACATGGAATACCAACTCGTCTGACGTATTGTTGTATTGGGATGCCGGCATAGGTGACTGCGGAGGGTGGCAAATTAAACACTACCCCTACTCTCCAAGTGAGTATTCATTAGGACAGGTGGAGGCATGTTCGCCGGTAGGTACAATCACAGAATTCGGAACGAACGGTTCCCACTATACGTACAATGTACTGGAAATTTGCGGAGATGGAGGAGGTTGCGTGGGTGGGGAAATCTGCGGAGATGGATGCTCTGTCTCGCTAAGTATAAGCACACCGACTCTGTCTTGCGACGGTGTCGATTTCGTAGCTACCGTAAATTCCACAGTACCCGCCGGCGAAACCGTGACCTCGTTGACCTTTGACTATGGGCATTGGCCCAACGATGTGGATAACACGTACGTGGGAGGGCAAGAAACTGACTTCAGCTTATCAAACCCCCTCCTATTAACTCCGACCAATACCTCAGTTCAGGTAGTGTTGGTTACTGACGTAGGTACCACCTGCACAAGTAATATGGTGCTTAATATACCA